GCTCGAATTCAGGGAGGCCGCGTAAATGGCCGACAGAAAAGACCAGGCAGCCGCGTCAAGCATCCTCGGGATGATCGGCGGCATCATCGGCGGCTCGATGGGAGGCCCCGCGGGGGCGATGGCAGGGTCGGCAGCCGGTGGGATGCTCGGAAACGAAGCCGTAAAAGTGGATGACTACGGCGGATTGCCGCGTGACTATGAAGACGTGGCCGCCATGCTTGACCAGGTTGCGCTCAACAACATGAACGCCCAGGCCGTCGACGAGTCCGGCCCTTACGGCTCCGTCACCTGGACGCATACGGGCAATGACCCCTATTCGGGATGGTCGAAATCCACGAACCTGAATGACGCCGAGCGGAGCACGTATGACCGCTACAAGGGCCTTGAGAACTACCTGCTCGGCTCCGGCAGCTACCTTGCGCCCTATGTGTCCAATGCGCTCTCCCAGGGCGGACAGCTTGACCAGTCGAAGCTCACGTCTGACCCGCTCGCCGGGCAGGACTACACCTCTGCCTTGATCAAGCTCGCCCAGCCGCAGCTTGACCGCAACCGAGAGAGCCTCTATTCCAGCCTGGCGAACAGGGGCCTCGGCATCAACACACAGGCTTACCAGAACGCCGTCAATGACCTTGGGCGTCAGGAAAACGACCTCTACACGCAGGCGGCGGTTCAGGGCGCTCAGACCGCGCTTCAATCCCGCCAGCAAGGCATCGAGGAACAGTACGCCTCGCAGGACCGCCCCTTGCAGCAGCTCGCGGGCATCCTCGGCACAACGAAATGGAACGTTCCGAACCAGACCGCCAACAGCAACGCGCTCCAGACAGGCGTCGGAGCGAACAGCTACCTCTCCGCGATGGACTACGCCTACGGCCTCATGAACGCGGAGGACAGCAAGAATTCCGCGAACAAGCAATCGAGCGCGGGCGGCCTCGGCTCGGGCATGGGCGGGTTCATGGGAAAAGCATCCACTAAATAGACCAAAGGACGAATCGACATGGCAAACAGCTTTCTGGGCACGGGCATCCAGCCACAGGGAAACTTCCTGAACCAGCAATTCGGGCAGCAGGCGTTCTCAAACAGGTCAGGAGGCGGGCAGGGCCAGTCCGTTCAGGCGGACGACATCGTCGGAAAGATCATGCAGGCGCTGATGGCCGCCGCGCAAAACAGCCCGTCCGCGAAGAAAGAGGAAGAGAAGAAGGACGGCCCGAAGTACAAGAGCTTCAGTGAAGGGCTTGCGGAGGGCATCCAGAAAGGCAGGACGGATCCGAGCTACACGCAAGGGCTGTTCGGGAAGGGCAGCCAGTCCATGCCGCAGTCCTCCGGCGGATACGACCCATGGTTGGGCGCCACGAGCGGCGGCGCGTGGTCAGACGCCTCGTCGATGTGGATGTAAGGGAGGGCGCAGGAAATGGACTACGCGCAATACTTGTACGGTCAGGTCGGCGGCAACACGCAGGCCGACGGCGGCACGTCGATGGAGAACATCTACCGCCAGCTTGCGGCGGCCATCAACGCGAACAACAACGGCGGCGGCGCGTCCAGCGGCTACGTGGGCACGGACGGCACGGCGCTCACCAACGCCCCGGCGGGCTACGTCGGAGAAGCGGGCGGCGAAGGCTCGATTGCTTCGCAGACCCCGTCCGCGCCAATGACGCCCTGGGGCGACCAGGATATTACTTCCTGGTCGCCTTTTATCAGCGGCAAACGATACTCGTTCACTCCGAGATCCATTGTCGGAATAGAGGACGATCCTGTTTCGCCTTTCAACTACGCAAGCAGACTGTCCCCGTTTGGCGCGACGGACGTCAAATTCAACGGCAAGCCGATGGCGCAGACCAACAAGTAAGGAGAGAAGCGACATGGCAAACGGCGGCGGTTTCGGTTCCGGAAGCGCGTTCAACCCGCTCGTGCAGCAGCAGCAATTGCAGCAGCAGATGGCGCGCGCGCTCATGAAAAACGGCCAGGCCCAGGCGCAGCCGCAGGGCGGCCCAGCGCTTGATTTTGGAGGCGAAGGCGGCTCCGCCGGATACCCCAATTACTCGCCTTCACGGGAAGGCGTGACGCCGCTCCTGCGTCTCGCGGACGGCTCCTACTACTACGGCGGCCCGCAGTTCGCGACCGACTTCGGCAGCCTCGTCGGGCAAGGCATCGACGCGGCCAACCGGGACAAGGCGGCGAAGGAAGCCCACCTTGCCGCGCAGCAGCAGAAGATGCGGGCAATTCAGAGCTACATCAACATTGAGCGTGAGCGGGCGGGACAAGCGCCTGTGTCGAGCGACTCGCCTTACACGGAGCGCGAGGCCAATTTCATCAATATGGCCTTCACGCCCGAGACGCAGGCTATCGCGTTCGAGCTGATGAAGCGCAGGATGACGCCGGATCTTGGAGCGCTGAAGGAATACAAGGAATTCTTGTCGCCGGAAGGCATCGACGCGCTCATCAATTCGCGTGGCGGCGACATCCAGACAGGAACACAGTTTGAAGAGCCTTCCGTCCTGGGCGCGGAAGACGGCATTCCCGTACTCGCTCAGCGAAATACGGCAACGGGCGAATACCAGCCTGTGGCCAAGGGCGGAGGCACGAGCGTCAATGTGAATACGGGCGGAGAAAATGCAGGTCAAGACAGTTTCGTCAGAAAGGCGGCAGAAACAAGTGGAACAAAATTTGCTGAGATGATGGGGCAGATTGACGAAAAACAGGAGGCGCTAAACACGGCAATCGCAGACAACAACCGGGCGCGAGAACTTCTGGAACAAGGGCTTACTTCTGGCGCTTTATCAGATTGGCGTATCCGTGTAGGGATGCTTGGTCAGCTATTTGGATTTCCTGTCGATATAGAAAAGTACGGGCGAGATAATGAATACCGGGCAATTATAAAAAGGAAGGCAATGTCAAATCGTCTCAAATATATGACAGGCCCGACGAGCGACAAGGACATTCAAATTTTGCTCAGTACTGACGCTATGCCAGATCAGGGCGATATTGCCATGAGAAACATGATTTCTGATACACAGCGCCGGAATGAGGACGCGCAGGCCAATATAAATAGGCTTCGAGAAGGTCGAAACATGTATTACGACGGCCTGGAAGCAGACGATAAATCCATGATCCTGAAAGCTGGAAGAATTGTAGGCAATGTGGTTGTTCCAGTTATTTCAAAAAGCACAGGAGACGATAGCGAAAGCCGTGGCGATGGCGGCGACAGTGAGCCTGTTAAGGAAACTAATGTTGTCTTTAACCCTAAAACAGGCAAATATGAATTTGAAAGGTGATCTTAATGGCAAAATATAAATTACAAAACGGAACTATATTAAATGTACCGGACGACATGCCGGAAGATGCCGTTCTAGAGTTTATAAACTCCAATTATAAATCTCCACCCGTCAGCGAAAAGAAGAACGTCTTGGCGAGGCCGCTCAGCGAACTTCAAAAGGAACGCTCAGAAATGGGCGTGGTTGACAGTGCCATTCAGTCGGCAGACGACATCGTGCGAATCATTGCAGATGGGCTGACGTTTGGCTGGGCGGACAAGGGCATCGGCGCGGCGAGCGGAACGGGCGCTGAAAGAGAGCGGGCGTTGACAGAAGAATCGCGCCGCCGCCTTGGAATCGCCTCCCCCGTCATCGAAATCGGATCAAGCCTGGCACTCCCACTTGGACTGGCCTCAAAAGGCATTACGATGTTAGGAAGGTTCGGCACGAACGCTATGCGTGGCTTTAAAGGCGCGACGGCCCGTTCCGCGCTGCTCGCGCCGGAAGGCGCGGCCTACGGTACGCTCTCCGCAGCGGGACACGACCGCCCCGTGAAGGATGAAGCGATTTTGGGCGCGATCGCCGCGCCATTTGCAAACATTGGCTTTGAATCGCTTCGTAGTTCTGCGAGAGGCATTGCGAATTTGACAACTAATAAAGTATCAAGACTTATCGAAAAAGCAAAAGTAAAGAGTGAATCGCTTTACAAAAAAGCACTTAAAGATTCTGATCTTGTTTATTCAGAGCAGTTCGTAGACCGTCTTGGAAACAGGATACGGCAGCGATTTGCAGAAGAATCATTTGATCCTGACATTCATAAGGAAGCTGCTGCGGCTCTAAGAAAAGTCGACAGACTTAAAATTGACGGTGAAACAATCAATCCTGACGGAAGCAGAATCATACTTCCAGGCAAGGAAGTGCCTGAAGTTAAGAAAGTATATTCGATCAACTCAATAGAGAATACTAGAAAATTCGCTAATGACCTTATCAAGGACACAATTAAAACAAACGACACTCGTAGCTTAAGGCTGCTTAATTATGTTAAGGACGAAATAGATGACATGCTCTTAAACACGCAGAAAGGCGACATCGTTTCAGGAAACTTTGAAGAGGCAATTCCTGCGCTTACAGAGGCTCGCACGACCTATTCCAGAATTAAACAGGCTGAAAAACTGTTAAAAGCAAAAGAAGATGCCCGATTCGCAGGAGCGGGCGTGAACGAGACGAACAACACTGCCCGGAATGTGCGAAGCGAGCTTAACAGGTTCAGAAAGCAAGGCGAAAACCGTTCGTTTACGCCTGAACAGAACAGGATGCTTAATTCCCAGATCATGGGAAACGGCATCCTCAAGAACCTTTCCCGCTTAGCCCCGCAAAGAAACCTTTTTGGCGCGGCGGCAACCGCTGGCGTTGGCGGCCTTGGCTATTCTGCGGGACTCAACGGATTGTCTGCTCTCGGGCTGTCCTTGATACCCGCTGGCGCGAACGCCCTGTCAAACAAGATGGCCTTGCTCGGCGTGGATGACCTCGCGCGGAATGTGCTCCAAGGCGGCTATAAGGAGACGGCGGCGCAGTCACTCATCGGAAGGGCGCGTGACGCGGCGGTTCCGGCCATGATGGGCGCTCAGGGAACAGAAGCCGTCCGGGGTGAAAGCCCGGATACGCAATCGCTCTTGCGAGCGCTCGAAAAATATAAGCAGATTTTCCTCAGAGAGGAGAAAAAATAATGCCCTGGAACGGAAACGGCACCTTCATCCCGCCCTCGCCGCCGGTGTTCCCAGCCGTGCCCGAGACGGTCATCAACTCCACGTACTTCAACCAGATCATCAACGACATCGCGGCGGGGCTTTCGCTCTGCATCACAAGGGACGGTCAGGGCAAGGCGACGGGGAACCTTTCCGCGAACAGCTACCGCGTGACGAACCTCGCGAAAGGCGTTGACGCGAATGACGCCGTTCGCGTCTCGGAAGTGATGAACGACGCCTACCAGATGCTCTCCGTGCTCTCGACAAGCACGGCGAACGACTACGTATGCTCAACGTCCCCGCTCGTCACGCTCGCCGAGGGCGCGAGCTTCTATTTCAAGACGGGCGCGAGCACGAACACCGGTGCGATGACCATGACGGTCAATGCCGTGAGCTACCCGATTCTGGACAGCTTCGGCCAGCCGATGCGCCCCGCGCTCATCCAGCCAAACGTGCTGGCAAAGGTGATTCTCATCGGCGGCTCGCTCTGTCTTGCGGACTTCCTGCACCAGACGGCGGCGGGATGGCAGATCGGCGAGGTTCGGGCGTTCATGACCGCCTCTCCCGGTCGCGGCTGGCTTCCGTGCAGGCTGGCCGCGTCTGACGCGACGAAATACGACTTCGCCAACTATCCGAAGCTCTCCGGGCTGCTCGGCGTGACCAGCGGAACGTTCCAGACGCCTGTCATATCTCAGGACGCCGCGCTCGTGAACTCCGCAACCAACCTGGGTTCGATCACGAATGGCGGCGTCATCTCGCACTCTCACACGTCAAGCGTATCCGAAGGAACTCACGCGCACCAGATTTCAGCCGTTGTTCCGTACTCGCTTTTACCTCCTCCAGCAAAATATTATTTTTCTGCCCTATCTCAAAGAACAGGCGTTCCATATGGAACTACTTATTCTGTAAGAACAAATTTAGGCGGAAATGATTTATCTATGAGTTCTTTTTCATCCATAGCGGATGACGGCGCGCACACGCACACATCCAGCATCGGCGCGACGGGCGCGGGCGCGAACTTCCCGGCCGGGACAAGGGCGCGGCACTTCATCGCCTGTGACTGGTTCGTCGGGGCGGCATGATGAACATGCCATCGCCAGAAAAGCTGGAGCAGGGCGGCATCCTCATGACGGCCTTTTCCATCTTCACGCTCACGGAATGGATCGGCCTTTTTACCTTCCTGATGGGGCTGGCCACCTTCATCACGGGTCGCATCAACGCGCGTCGCGAGCGGCTCTACAACGACGAGAAGCGGGTGCTTGAGCTTCTGCTGATGCAGCGCCAGATAGAGGCCGAGGAACTGGACATCGAGATGGCGCGCATGGAGAAGGACGGCTTCGTTCGGCGCAAGCGGACGGAGCCGAGGCCGGAAGAGGCCGCCGGGCAAGCGCCGCCCGCCGCGAAGCGCAGGCGCAGGGAAAGCGCCCCGGAAAAATTGAACGGTGAATGCCCGCCATGAAGCGGCTGCCCGCAGCGGCCCTCGCCGTCTCGGCGGCGCTCCTTGCCGGAATCGCCGCATATGAGGGCTTCCGCGCCGCGCCCTACGTTCCCGTGGAAGGCGACGTTCCGACCGTCGGCTTCGGCTCCACGCGCTACGGGGACGGCGCGCCCGTCCGGCTGGATGACGCGCCCGTCACCCGTGCCCGCGCCGCTGAAATGCTGGCCGCGCACGTGGCGAAGGACGCGGCAGCCTTCATTGAGGCCTGCCCGGGGTGCCTCTACACGCTCGACGAATACGACGCCTACCTGGACTTCGCCTACCAGTACGGCATCGGCAACTGGAAGAAGTCCTCGATGCTGCGCCTCGTCCGGGCGGGCGAATACCGCGCCGCGTGCGAGGCGCTGCTCATGTGGAAGTACGCGGCAGGAAGGGACTGCTCGGTGCGGTCAAGCGGCTGTTATGGCGTCTGGACGCGGCAGCTTGAGAGGCGCGAAAAATGCCTGGGAGAGCGGCCATGAACTGGTTGGCGGACAAGCTCGTTGGCCTGGTCGGATACGACTGGGTCATCCGTATTCTTTCCGTTGGTTTTGTCCTCGTCGGCGCGTTTATCGGATGGTCGTTCAACGACTTTTGGATGAAACCGAAACTCGCCGCCGTTGAAGCCGATCTTTCCGAAAAGGAGTCCGCCTGGGCGCGCGAGCGGCTCGAAGCGGAACAGGCGCGGCTGGCCAGCCTCGCGAGAGCGAGGGAACAGGAAACCGCGTGGCGCGATGCCGCGCACAAAACGGAGAAAGAAAATGCCGCGCTTCGCAAAAAGAACGACCTGGCCGCCGCTGCTGCTCGCGACGCTGCTCTGCGGCTGCGCGACGAAGGAAACCGCATCACTGGCGAGCTTAACCGAATGCCCGTTGCCGCCGCCGATTCCGGCGTCCGTGCAGCCGGAGCCGCGAGCGCTGCGCTCGGAGAATGCGGCCTCCGATATTCAGAGGTGGCGTCGGAGCATGACCGATGCGAGATCGAGCGAAGAACGCTGATCGGGGCGTGGCCGAGGTAAACGAATTTTTCTCGCGTTGATATCCCGTTAAACGAAATCCGCTCAGCATGTTCCGTTTAACGGATTATGACAAATGCTGTCTAAGGGCTATCCGCAAGCCCAGTAAAATCAAGGGGCTGTTTTTGCTTTTTTAAGTGTTTTTCTTAGACAGAGATTTAATAATTATGAATATAATTCAATAGTTTACTATAGTTTTATATAAATATATGATGATTTCTGTGACACCAGCAACTATGCAGGTTTTAGCCTGTTTTGTCTAAGAATTTGAACAACTGTCTAAGTCCGTTTCAGGCTGACAGGCTCGGCGACTTGGATTTCTTTTGACCTCAGGTACCGCATATGGGCCGAGTCCGACGTGTGTCCGAGCAGCTTTTTGCTGTCCAGCCCTTGCGCCCGTGCGTCCGTCGCGGCCTTGGCGCGTATGTCGTGGATATGCGCGTCTTCGATGCCGCTGGCCTTTGTCGCTCGGTCCCACAGTTCCCTGACCGTGTCGTATCTGATAGGTCTTCCGAGACGTGTTTGGAAAAGTGTCATGCCTATAACTGACTTGTGAAGAGATTTTGCCGCCGCGACCGCCTCGCGCAGGTCTTCCGTCATGGCGACCTTGAGCCTGTTTCCGGTTTTCTGCTGCCTGAAAAATATCCCGTCATGCTCAATGTCGGAATGCTGTATGGCGAGCACGTCCCCGATGCGCTGCCCGGTCAGGTAGAGCATGTCCATGATGGCCTTCATGGTGGGGGATGCGTGCGAGCGGATGGCAAGGAATTCTGGATCTGTAAGGTATCTTCCGCGCGGCGCGACCCGGTTTCTCGGTATGAACTGGACAGGGTTTGTTTCGGTCAGTCCCATCAAAACCGCTTTTGATAAAACCTGCTTGAGCACGGTCCTCAGGTTGTTCGCCTCGCTTGGCGTCGACCTGAAGCTGTCGAGCATCTGCGCGACGTGCAGGGGCTTGACCTGGTCGGGGCGGAATTCGTGGAATATTTTTTTGAGCCTTCCGGCGCACCGCGCGTAGAGCCTGTACGTTCCTTTCGATACCGTCGCTTTGGCGTCCAGCATGTACCTGTCGATCACGGCGGGCATGAGGTCGGACGGCCCGGCGGGCCTGATGAGGGCGGCGTACTCCATAAGGGCGTCCGCGTAGTCTTTGGAGAGCGCCGTCCATTTGCCCTTGTGGACGTACCAGTGCCGCCCGTGCTTCCAGTGCATCCGCGCGGGGAGCCTACGGGGCGGGCGGGAGTCGCAGCTTCGGCTCATGCGGCATGGCGTCCGGCTGGAGGGCGCCGATGTGGGCGAGCATGGCCAGCCTCGGCACGCGCGGCCAGCCGTCCAGGCCAGTGACGTAGCGTATTTTTTGCCGGTCCAGCCATCGGCGGACGGTGATGGGTCGCCGCCCGCCGGAGAGCTCCTTCAGCTCGTCGTTCGAGCAGCACAGGACGGACGGAATTGGGCGCGTGTAGCTCATACCCTGACCTTCCTTTTTTTCCTTGCCTCGGCCTTTTCCAGCAGTCGCATGAGCGCGATGGAGATGTCTATCGCCTGGGTGATTTTCTTTGGGGACGGCATTTCAATTGCTTCTGTTCCCGCGCATGTCCGCCACGCCTGGAACTGCTCCAGCGTGGCGAGGGCTTCTTTGGTGTTCATTTTTCTCCTTTGGGCTTTACCCGTTTCCGTTTCCGTCGCCGCAGCCTTCTCCGTCCGCGCAGTCGTCCAGAAATGTGCCGTGGCGGAAGTCGGCGGCTGTTTGCGCGAATGTTTTGTTCATGCTGCTTCTCCTTTTTGGGCGTTAAGGAACTTGACGAACTCGACGAGCGCGGCGCGGATTTTGTTTTCGTCGCGCCCGAAGTCGCGGGACTTGAGGAATTCGCGGATGAGGTCGCCGTGCCGGGGCGCGATGCCGCTGTCTCGTTGCGGCAGTGCTGGATGCGGCGGCGCGATGGGCGGGACGTAGGGCGGCGGGGGTTCCGCTGCTTTTTGCTCGCGGGCCAGCTTCAATGCTTCTTCCTGCCGGATGCGCTCGCGCTCGGCTTCGAGCCGTTTTTCTTCGGCCTGGCGGATTTCCGCGATGCGGGCATTGACGGCGTTCTTGAAGTCCTCCATCGGCTTGTCGATGAGGGCGGGCAGGTGGAGCGCGGCGCGGAACGCTTCCCGATCTGCATCCCCGTCGAGCCACGCGAGCTTGTCGCGCCACTCGCGCTCCTTCTGGGCGATCTCGATTTTGGCGCTGGCAAGGCACGTGTCCACGGCGGCCTGGATGCTCTTCAGCGTCTTCAGCCCTTTGATGGCTTCCCCGAAGGCGGGCTGAGGCAGGATGAACGTGAGGCCGTGCTTTATGAATTCGGCGGCGGGCGCTTTCAGGCATTCGCGGAACTGCTCCAGCGCGGCCATGACGATTTCCGAACGGACGGCGTCCTTTCGCGCCTTGACGGTTTTCTCCAGCGTGAGCCGGGTCTGGCGGAAATGTTCATTGACTTCATCCACGGTCTTGAACAGGCGGTCGATGTCCGCCGTTTGCGCAATGGCCGCGTCCTTCGCGGCGGCCAGGCGCGTTTCGGCTTCCTTGCACCACTTGATGCTGCGCTCGGCGTCGGCAAAGTCCTGGTCGGTGGAAAGCTCCGTCTTGACCGCGCCGATGACTTCCAGCGCCCGGCTCCGGAAGGCGTCAAGGTTGCTGGCCGTGACCGCGCCCATGATCTCGATGCGCAGCGCGGGGAGCGTTTCCGGGGATTTGCCTTCCGGCGCGACGGGTTCAGAAGCGGGTTTCCATCCGGCCAGGTCTTTCTCGAACTGACGCCAGCCGTCGATGAGGCACTCGCGCCATTCGGCGTCCGGCTCCAGTATCCATTCCTTCTCTCCGCCTTTCCCGTCGGTCGCCGTGAAGAGGCAGCGGTTCGCGCCGGAGACCATGAGCTGGTGCTGAACCTGCGCCATGTAGTCTTCCGGGAGCTTCTCCGCCTCAAGGATCCGGATGTTCAGCGTCTTGTGCTCCCAGATGGCGGTGCCGTCCATCGTGATGCCGTCGAAGCTGGCGGAGAGCTTGTCCCATCCGTCGAAGGTGCCGACGGCGGGAAAGAGGTCTTCTCCGATGATCTCTTCGGCCATCGGGCGGGCGGCCTCTTCCAGCGCGTGGCCTCTGTCGAAGCGCGCCTGGGCGGCGGCGTCGATCTCCGGCGCGATGCCGGTGGCCATTTCCTTCAGGAATTCGAGGCGGGTTTTATGGGGCGAGAGGCCCAGCATGGCGGGGGCGTCGGAGGCGTTGAAGCGTTCCCGGCGGAACGCCAGCCATTCGGGGCTGCCCTGGGCGAGGGGGAGGGTTTTCATGTGTGCGTCTCCTGGTCAGTGATGGAGGGCGCGCCGGAGCTTTCCGGCGCCCAGGGCGATCTGCCCGAGCGCTTCGTCGGATTCCAGCTTGCCGAGGTATTCGATGGTCTGGCGCACGCGGGAGAGGGCGTCTTCGGCCAGCAGGATGCCGAACTTCTGCTGCTCGATGTTCCGCTCGATGCCGCGAAGGAGAAGGTCGGGCGTGCCTTTATTGGCGCGGAAGTGATCGGCCATTTCCTTGCCGCTGAGCGCGAGCGCGCAATAGACGGCATGGCGGTCGGTGCGCTGGGATTCGGACAGGTCCCTGAATTGCATGGCCTGATCTTTCGTGAGCGCGGCGATGAACGGGGGCGGCGGCGGGGACTCCGGCATCGGCTGCTTTGCTGCGGCCTCCCGCTCGCCCTGGCCGGACGCCTCCATGAAGACGCGGATGACCTTGAGGTGGAACGCGGCGCTGATCCACGCGGCGTAGGCGATCACCAGCTCACGGCAGGCGTAGGTGCCGCCGTGCGCGCCGCCTTTTTTCGTAGTCAAAGCAGGAATTCCTGCTTTGGAAATTTCGGAAATTAAATCTTGGGTCTGCTGGTTATTTATAAAAAGGGATGGGCGGTGACGGTTTTCTCTGCCACTGGATTTATGAAAATCGTTAAGGGAATAAAGGCCGTTGATGGAACGGATTTCGGTCGTTCCGATAGTGAGGGCGTGTGTCATGGCAAGCTCCTGTTTGAGATTTCCAAATCTCACGGAGCCGCTTTGACCCAGCCCCGTGAGGGTGCCGGGAGGTTCAAAGCCCGCAAACAGACGGGTGGACTTCTTCCCCTTGCGGGTGTTGTATCCGTCGCCCTCCCGGCATTGACAGTTGCCGGGTGCAAAAAAACCGCCAGTCTTTCGGGTGCGGATACCGCTGTTTGAGGGCCTTTGAACTCCCTTAAGCAGCATGATAGCCGGATTCGCGGGAAGATCAAGCAGGGAATAAAGGCCGCCGTGCTGGCGGATGACGGTCGAGGCGACCGTGAGGGAGGGCGTGGTCATGATGTGTGCTCCGGTTCGTTTGTTGAACCGCCCTCCCGAGTCCAAGCGGGTGGGCAGTACCGAACGGGTTGGACTACCGGCGGAGCACCGGCGAGCCTTGCGGCTCCCCGCCCGGACTGCCCATTGAAGGGGCACATCACAGGCGATAAAAAAGCCGCTGCTGCGGCTCTTCGCCGCTCCGGACGGGAGTCCAAACCCGGCCCCCGATGTGTCGGAGGCAGGGCAATGATGCGCCGGGCGGGCGGCGAGGTCAAGCGGCTTGACATTATTAACATATTTGTTAATAATTAAGGCATGGACTACGTGATCGACTATTACAGCGAGGATGTCCAGAAGCGCGTCATGGCGCTTCCCGCCACCTTGCTGGCCAGGTACTTCAAGCTGGCTGACCGCATGGTGTCCGTTGGCCCAAACCTGGGCGAGCCGCATACCAAGACTTTTGGCGGCGGGCTGTTTGAGCTGAGGCTGAAGGGCGCGGAAGGCATTGCGCGCGTGTTCTACTGCGCGCTCATTGGCCGCCGGATTGTGATGCTGCACAGCTTCGTCAAGAAGACGGACAAAACGCCGGACAGCGAGCTGCGGATTGCCCAACGCCGGATGAAGGAGATGAAAAATGCTGACACATGAAGAAATGAAAGCCATCGCGCTCTCGAACCCGGAAGTTCGCGCGGAGTACGATCGCATCGAACGCGAGGAGATGCCGATGCTGGACGCCATCCTGAAGGCGCGGCAGGAGGCGGGCCTCACGCAGGCGGAAGTTGCCGAGCGCATGGGGACGAAGGCTCCCGCCGTGGCGCGGCTGGAAAACGCGCTCGTCACGGGGAAGCACTCGCCCTCGCTCGCCACGCTCAGGAAATACGCGGCGGCGCTGGGCAAGCGCCTTGAAATCCGGTTCGCGTGAGGTTGCGCGGCGGTCGCATCCATGCCTCATTCCCCCGTCTGTAGCGCCATGATCCGGGCGCGCTGTTCGTTTGTGAGTGCGTACTTGGCGGCGGCCATGTCGGCGACCTGCGCGGGCGTGCGGCGTCCGGAGAGGGCGGCCTCTGCCCATCCGGCGAGCTTTTCGTCGAATTCGGCAGGGTTGCATTCCGGCAGCGGGGCGTTCGCTTCCGGCGCGGGCGCTGAAAGGCTTTCGCGAATCGTCTCCCGCTGGGCGTCGGTGAGCGTGGCTCTGGTCGAGAGCATGGCGAGGATGTCTTCCGGGGTCTTTTTTCCGGATTCGACCAGGGCCTTCCATTTCGGAAGGTTCCCGGAAACCGATTCGTCCGGGTAGGGCGGAAGGACGGCGGGGCGCGCGCTTTCCCGGCGGACGATCTCGCCCTCGATGACGGCGCCCGAGGCGGCGTCGCGGGCTTCTTCCTCGTCGAAGATGCCGCCGTAGCCGAAGGCGATGCGGGCGCACTGGATCATGGCCTTGTGGCGCAGCATCCGGCGAGGGTGGCTCTTCCAGGGGGGCGTCTCGCGCTTGCACTCGGCGGAATACTCGGTGATCTCGACGGGGCGCGAGCGATCCTTGCGGTAGATGCGGCAGGCGCATTTTTCGTCGTCCTGCGAAAAATCCATGCCATCGAACTGGGGATGGCTGTTGATGATGCGCGACCATCCGTCCACGCCGACGACGGGGACGATGCCGTTGTTTTTGTCCGGGAAGGCGTAGATTTCCCGCGTCCAGGGGTTCAGGCCGTGCTGGTTGGCGACAATCAGGAGCGCGGCCATCTGCGCGTCGGAGACCTGCCCTTTGAAGGCGGTGCCCTTGAGCGTGTTGAGGAGTTCTTCGGAATTTTCGCCGCCCAGGTCAAGCCGCGCGGCGAGGTTCGCGGTCAGCGTCGTGAGGGCAGTCGTCATCTCAAAGCCCTCTGAGCGCCTTCTTGCAGGTTTACCGCCGCCGACAGGGACGGATACGCCGGGCGGACGGTGCAGGTGTGCCGCGCGGTGAGCGGCCCGCAGGAGAACACGAAGGCGTCCTGTATGTGGCGTATGGCGTCGATGGTGCTGTCCGCGTGGAAGGTGGCGTCGATCCTCAGCCCGCCTTCCGCGATGATGGCGGCTTCAAAGAGCCGCTTGCCGTTGCTTTCCATGGGGTTCCTCCAGTAAATAAATGTCCTTCCGGCGGCTTGCGCGGTTGTGGCGGGGCCGCCGGGCTTCCCGCACGGTGGAGGGGTGCCGCCGCGCTCGGCCTGGGCACCCCGTCGTGTCTGTTGCTGGCCGTCTCTCCGGCCTGTCGCGGGGCTTTCGTCCTCCCGTCACGCGCCGTTTTTCTTAAGGTCGGCGGGCCTTATGCGCTGTCCCCGTCTCGACGGACGCTGCCGGACGGCGCGGGCCGGGCAGTCGGCTATTCAAATTTCCTGAATCCGATGGAGGGGTCGTCAAAGGGGGACTCGGCGGGAAACCCGTCGTCCTCGGGCAGGTAGGCTTCCGCCAGCGGGAGCGCTTCCCTGAAGATCTTTCCGGCGAAGTCCGCGAGGCGGATTCCCGCCAGCGGCAGGCCCAGCGCCTCGCAGTCCTCCGTGAATTCCCGGTATTCGTCGGCGAGTATCGCGGCGATGAGCGGCAGCGCCCGCGAGCGGCAGCCGCGCCAGTCGTCGAAGGCGGCGTCCATCGTCTCCGCCGTGTCCTCGAACCAGGTCACGCCCGCCGAATACAGCGCTGCGTCGCGCTTTGCCGTGTGGATGGCGGTCTCGAATTGGTGCGGCCCCATGCCCTTGTCCTCCAGAAAAATAGTTGCTTCCCCGTCAGCCGCGCCCGTTTGGCGGCCTTGCGGCCTAACCTCTCGCGCTGCCCCGCGCCGGTGAGTCTCCCGGCCTTCCCGCGTCCGCTTCGGCTCGTCTCTCGTCGAACGCTGGCGAGGGGCTGATGGAGTTAACTTTACCAATAGGTAATTTATAAGTCAATACCAATCGGTAATTATTTTTGTAAAATGCTCCCGCCCGCGCTTGCGGAGCGACTTAACTTTTCAGGAGAAAAAAATGTTCAAGCTCGAAGAAGGCCAGCACGGCCTTAACGATGTCTGGGTGATGGACGAGGCTGGCGCTGGAGGCGCGCATCACCACTACGAAATCTGCGCCGCCGGGGACAGGGCCAACTGCCACGAAGTTATCCGGTTCCAGGACGGCCCCGTGAAGGAAGCGGGCGCGAACGGCATCTTCATCGAAGACCTGCTCCAGATCTGCCGCCACCGCCTCCAGTGCTTCCAGGCGGGAGAATTCGCCTGCCGGGAGAACGAAATGGCGCTGGCCAAAATTGAAGAGGCGCTTCACTGGCTTGACTGCCGCACCCGTGACCGCCAGAGGCGAAACGTGGAAGGGACTGACCGGCAGTGACACGCCGGAGCGGTTCAGGCCGCTCCGTGTTTTTTTGAGATGAGTTTTCAGGAGAAGGCTATGAAGTACAGGAAGAAACCCGTGGTGATCGATGCCGTTCAGTGGACGGGAGAAAACATGGCGGAGCTTGAGGCGTTTGCTGGCGACAGCTTGAAATTAAGCGCTTGCGGCATTGTTGGAAAAGGAAGAAATCTAAAGATTGAAAGTGTATTGGGCATATGCACACTGGAAGGCTTTATGCGTATTGACGTGGGCGACTTCGTTATCCGTGGCGTGAAGGGCGAGTTCTACCCGTGCAAGCCGGATATCTTCGAGGCGACCTACGATGAGGCGTGACGATGCCGAGCACATTCAGTGGACGGGGCAAGATCTTGAAGAAATTATTAATTTCTTCTTCAGCGCGGGTTGCGAACTCCCGGATTTCGAGCTGATTGTAAAAACCGGTAATGAAACATTCTCGCTTGATTTAGATGACGTCATCATCCGTGGAGATAATGGAGAATTCATACATATGAGAGATGACGTCGTTATTGAAAACGACGAGGCGGCGTGACGTAAGGCTTGTTTTGCGGCGGCCTTTTTAGTTGACAATATGCACTATTGTGCATACACTTGAGTTGTGAGAATTGAATTCGACCCCCGAAAAGCTGAAGAGAATCCGGCCAGGCACGGCGGCGTGACCTTTGAGGAAGCCGCCCCGGCGCTTCTTGACCCTTTCGCGCTCACGCATGAGGACATAGACCACGGCGAGCAGCGGTTCGTCACGCTCGGAATGGGCGGGAAGGGACGGCTGCTGGTGACCGTCTGGACGCTGCGCGGGGAGACGATTCGCATCATTTCGGCATGGAAGGCCGAAAAACCGCAAAGGAGGCGCTATGAAATCCAGTTCAGATCCGATTCATGAAAAGTATTCCGGCCTCGATTTCAGCGACGCCCTTCCGGTGTCTGAAGTTCCGGCTCTGGCACGCCTTCAGGCGGAGCATGGCGGCAAGACCCGCATTACCATGCGGGTCGACAACGCGACGCTTGCGGCGTTCAAGGCTCGCGCGGACAAGGCGGGCGCGAGCTACCAGACGATGATGAACGAGGCGCTGGCGCAGTTCGTGAGCGGGGCGGACATCGAGGAGACGCTGCGGCGGGTGATACGGGAGGAACTCCATACGGCGTGACATGGAACAGCAAGGTTTTTTTTAATATAGACTCAGCCCATGGAATCCCGCATCCTGACCGAGACTGTAGAGGGCGAAATCGCGTTGGTGCTCTCTTATAAACCGGGCGTCACCGCCGCCGTCGACCTGCTTTCCGGTGCAATCGGCCTTGTCCGTGCCCTGGAAGGTCTTGACAAGGCGCTCCTCTCCAGCGTGGACACCTCGCTTGAGCCTGTCTCCATCCTCAACGACGTGCAGCAGTCCTCATTGAAAATGCTGCTGTCCCGCGCCCTGAAACACGTGCCGGACAATGCCATTGACAACCTGGACTGGAAAAAATGGGTGGGGAGCCTGCTCGTCAAAGGGAAATATGCGCTCCTGAAAAAGTTGGACGCGGACGCGCCGGAAGTCTCCGCTGAACTGGATCAGGTTTTCTCCGAGGCTGGCCAGCATCCCGGCCAGTTCCTGCCGTTTGAAAAACCGAGGACTTCCGATGTCCTCGAAGCCATGGAGCATGTCCGGATTGCGCGCGCCGCCCTGCCGGACGATGTCGTCGTGCAAACGGAAGAAGGCGACGTGCTGCTGCCCAACGAGGGCATTCCATCCGGTCTTCCTGACGACCGGGAAGTGGTGGAACAACACACCAGCTCGGGCGTGGAACTCTTCCGCGTCAGGTCTCCAGACATGCTGGGAGAAGCGCAATGGACGATGTTGCGTGGAAAACGCCAGGTGCGCGTGGAGATGCTGCACCGGAACTGGCTCTCGGACTACCATGCCCGTGAAATCCCTCTGAAACCGGGCGACAGCTTGCGTTGCCGATTTGAGGAAACGATTGGCTACAACCGGAACGGCGATGAGATCGAGCGGAAACTGGCCATCGTTGAAGTGCTAGGCATCCATTCCCCGCCTGAACAAATGGCGCTTCAGTAAAACTAATAGACAGGCCATGGGCGGGGCGATACGCCGCCAGGCGAATTCTCGAAGGCGGTTATCACGAAGGCCGCGATGTACGAGTATTACGCTTCGATATGATGCCTTCCGGCAAAACATGAATAGGGGGGCAGGTTACGAAAACCTACCCCATAACCCCCCTTGGGGGGGGGATAGGTTCCCTGCTAGGGGGGGGTAGGTTCCAAACCGTTCAGCCGTAAAAGCCTGTATTGGCGCGGCCTTTGGGGGTGGGTAGGTTACTCGCCGGACGCCTCGGTTCAGGCAGCGGTCTCGATCCGGCAGATTCGGGAATCCCAGGGCAAGACCCTCTCCGACATGGCGCGGCTCCTCAACACGTCGTGGCCTGCCGCGCAGCGCCTGGAGCGCCCGAAGACAAATCCGACGCTGAAGCAGCTTGAACGCGCCGCCGCCGCGATGGGACGCCGCCTCGTGCTGTCGTTCGAGTAGCGGAAGAGGGCGGCGGGAAACGGTTACTGGATAAGCCCGAAGTTGTTGATGTACATATTGATGTCGTGCGATCCGTTCAGCTTGTACTGCTGCTTTTTGTCGTCGCGCGAAATCTGGATGGACAGGTCTTTTCCGCCGATGATTCCGGTTGTGCGAAGGTGCAGCAGCAGGCTGGACGGGATGACGGCGTAATCCGTGTGGCTTCCTTGCCGCATGGCGAACACGTACCAGGGCTGGAGCGCCTGACATGACTCGAACGCCTTTTGGGTGACCGAGAAGCCGAAAGCCTTTCCGCCTTCCGTCATTGCCGTCTTGACCTGCACATGGTGGAATTTCCCCGCTTTCTCCGCAACAAGGTCAATGCCCTTGTCAACGGCCATCAGAGAGATGTTGAATCCCCAGAACAGCAGCTCGCTGGCGACGGCGTACTCGCCCGCCTTTCCACTGTACATCGTATCTATGGTCGGCGCGGTGGGCGGCTTGACAGCCGTTGTTCCGGAAGCTCTTTTTTTAAGACGGTAGATACCTTTTCTGGGAGCGCGATCCTTGTTGAGCGGCTTTGAAAAAAGGGACGTTTTTATTTTGATGTTCGAGGCGAGGGCGGAGGATAGCTTTCTGGCGAAGTCCTCTTGGGAAAGCCCGAGGTTCTGGTTCGCGGAAACCGCCGCTGCCGCAATGTCATTGACGTGCATTCCGGCTTTTGATGCTGAAAGGATGTTTTTTGCCACTTCAAGGATGGGAGAAAGTTTTGGGTTGCTTGCCATTGTTTTCAGCTCCTTTCAGATGGGTTGAATGCTCCGCAGGCCGTGTTACTGAAGTTCAAATCTGTAAAACGAGTTCCATTCATCTACCGCTTCTTCTGCCGCATCCTGGTGGTTTTTTGCAGCTTCGTTTTGTTCATCCACAAAATCCTCAATACAGTCTTTATACCGTTCAGCTTCTTCCAGGAAGTCTTCAAATTCACTCCTATTTGGGTCATATGGCTTGTATGGTTTGCTGCAACTGTGCGATGGCTGGAACATATCCGCGCTTGCAGTTGTCGATATGATAGACATTAACAATGCTACGATGAATCCGAATAGCTTCATTTGTAGTATCTTCTTTTTGAGGAGTAAGGTGATTTAGTTCCGCGTTTCCCTGTGTATGGGTTGTAGTTTCCTCTTGTTGAGTAGTTGTCCATTCTTGTTCTGTTTGGCGTTGTTTTATAGTGCGGCGCTACGTATTTCCCGCGCTTTGTGACATATCCCTTTGTACGTGTACTTCTTGCGAAAACATCATCAGAAATAATGAATGCAGCAAATAAAATAGAAAGAAGCAGTACAATTTTTTTCATCACACCCTCCTCAACCTTCGCCGTTTTTAATCATGGACATGAGGGACTTCGCGAGTCCCGCCATATCCTCGTCGCCTGACTTGCTCAGGTAGTCCAATAAAATACTGAGTATGGATTTTGAAGACAGGATGTTCAAAATCCTTGACTTCTCATCTATTATTTTCCGGAGGTCTTGAGCCGCCTTTTTTCCTGAGACCGATGAGAATTTTGAGATTTCATCGATTGAATTCTGCAAAGGCTCGCTCAGTTCTTTTTTTTCTTTTTTTAGGCGCGATAAGAACTCAACTTCTTTAAATATTGCTTTAGCATGAATTTCTTCGTCATTAAAATATATTAAATCGTCATTGTGATCAATATCGAACCATCCAATGTTTCCTGTATTTACTTCTATTTTTGAAACCATGTCCTCGCCAATGCCTTTTATTCCAGAGACATAGCGTGAAACCAGCGTCGCGGCAATGTCTGCGTCATTAGCAAGAGCGATTTGTTTGCCGCCATACTTTTCATTAAGTAATGAAATAAGCCGTTCTTTTCGATATTGATTTCTATCTTTTGGATTCATAAAAAAATTCTGTTCTATATTTACATTTAAGTAAATAACCGAATGGTATTGACCGGACCATTACCAAATGGTAATGTTTCGCATGGATAAGTTAAAAATTTATCTAAACGGCATATCGTTGAACGAGCAGCAAGCGTTCGCTTGCAGGTGCTCAACGTCACTTGGTTATATGAGAAAAGCAATCTCAACGAGACAGCGGCTCGGTGAGCGCCTCTGCATAAACATCGAGCGTGAGACCTTCGGCGCGGTTCGCTGCGAGGACTTGCGCCCTGACGTTGACTGGGCGGTGCTGCGCGGCAGGCCGCTGCCGGAGGGCGTGAAGTGACCGCCCGCGCTCTGTTCGCGCTGATGCTCTTCGGGGCGGCATACGCCGCGTTCGCGCGCCCGGTACTTCTTGAAAATACGTGGGTGAAAGAGGCGCTGTACGTGACGGGCATCGCGCTGATCGCGCGGCACGGCCTCGTCGCCGGGGCGCTGCGCGGCTTGCGCGGGCAGTTCCGCCGCCCGGATTTTGGGGACGCGCCATGAGCCTGCCGAAAAAATCCGTCCATGTGCGGCTCTCGGACGAGATGCACGACCGGCTCTCGGTGCTGGCGGAGCTTTCCCACGACGACATTTCCGAACATGCGGCGTTCCTCCTTGAGAAGATGATCGTTGCGGACTTCCACGTGGTCAGCCTACAGGGAAGGGCGTTCCAGCGGCTGGGACTGGCGGGGACGGCGAGGGAGCGGGAGGGAGGGGGGAGATGAACCGTGTTGACGCGATGAACGCGCGGGCGAGGCTGGCGCTGCTGCACCGGCTGCTCTGGCCGCTGTTGCGGCTGAAGAAGATCCTGTCATTTCCGCTGGACTGGCTGCTGGCGGCGCGGCAGCGGTTCCTGCAATGGTACTTCCGAAATGAGAGCCTTCTCTGGAGGGCGGAGGAGGAAGAAATGTTTTCGTTCTGGCGCAAGGGCGGGGAGGGGAGGCCGTGAGCGCGGCGTCCTGTTTGCCTCTTTCAGGCCGGGCGCGGTTCGCTTTTCGGCATGACCGTGAGCTTCAGCCCCAGGGCCGCGCACACACGGAAAATGGTGCCGAACCCCGGGTTTGCGCCTTCGGCAAGCGACTTGTAGAGGCTTGCGCGGGTGACGTCCGCCGCTTTGGCGATTTCCGACATGCCGCGCGCGCGCGCCGCAATGCCCAGCGCGTGGATGAAATCCGCCTCCGTGCCTTCCCGCGCGGCCTCGGAGAGGAACGCGGCGATGTCCTCGTCGGTCTCAAGGTATTCCGCGATGTCAAAGCGGGAAATTTTTTCTGCCATGATTTACTCCTCTATGTCGTCCATGACGCGCCGCGCGTTCTTGATGTCATTCTCCTGGCTGTCCTTTCCGCCGCCAGAAAGCAGGAGGATGGCTGCCCTGCCGCGCTTGGTGAAATAGACGCGCAGGCCGCCGCCGAAGAAAAACCGCATCTCGAACAGGTTTTCGGAAATCGCCTTGCAGTCTCCGAAATGCCCGGTTTCGAGGCGGGCAAAGCGGGAAAGAAGGCGGTTTCTCAGCGCTTTTTCAAGGCCGGAGAACCATCTGTCAAACGTTTCCGTGCGGATCAGTTCGTATTCCATATCCAAAATTGTATCTCACTGGATACAAAAAGCAAGCCGCTTGACCTCGCCGCCCGCACGGCGCATCATTGCCCTGCCTCCGACACATCGGGGGTCGGGTCTAGCAGCCCGGATGGAGCGGCGAATAGCCGCAGCAGCGGCTTTTTGTTCGCCCGTGCTCTATGGCAGCCGGGCGGGGAGGCCGCAAGGCCGCCGGTGCTCCACCGGTCTGCTAGCCCCGTCACGGTCTGCCGCCCGTCTAGCAGCGGGAGGCAGGTTCAAGACCTGACTGGAGCACACATCATGACTACCCTCCTCAGCGCGACCGCGCAAGACAAAATCAAATCCCTCCAATTGGCCGTCCAGAACATGGACGGCCTCGCCTACGAGGGACTCACCGAAATCGCCGCCATCGCGCGTCTCGCCCGCCACCGGCTTCGCCACGACAAAAGGCCCTGTGCCCTGTCCGACATCGCCGCCGCGCTGGAGGCCATCAGCGGCAAGGCCGACGACGTGCAGAACTGCATCGGCTGCGAGGCCGAGGAAGTGGGTTACCCCCACATTGACGAAGACACGGCGGAGGCCATCAAGGCTTTCGACGAAGAGCGCCTTTCCAGCGCCGCCGCGTGCGCGGCCTGAAGGAGGAAAAAGAAATGGAAATAAAAATTCCCATGCGCCCGGAAACAACTTTCAAGTTCGATGACGAAGTTGCTTTTATTGAAATCGAGCAGGAAAGCATTTCATTAGGCGAAAATGTCTCCGTTTATCTGGATGGAGACCATATAAGCATTCTTCTTTAAATGATTGCGGACTGCATCAGCGAAAAAAAGAGGACTGACTGATATGGAAAATCCCTGGCTCCGCCTATGGAGCGAAATTTCAAATCGTGTGGCGGAAGCCATGGGAGTTTCTGTTTTTATTATAATAAACAAGGTCTTATCATGAGTATCGATGCGACAAGGTGGGCGTGGGAAATCCAGGGCATATCAATTGCGCAGAAGCTGGTTCTTCTCTCAATGGCTGACCGTGCCGGGGAGAATAACGAATGCTGGCCGTCAATAGAAAGAATAAAAAAAGATACCTGCATCTGCAACCGCCATACGATCATCGACGCGATAAAAGAACTTGAAAAAATGGGCTATATCAAATCAGAAAAGATGCCTGGAAAAGTGAGCCGCTATTGGCTGGTAAGCGTAAAAGAGAGGCATGAAGAAACCAGTGCCAAAAGTGACACCAGTGCCAAAAATGGCACTCGACCAGTGCCAAAAGTGGCACTACCACCAGTGCCATTTTTGGCACCCGAACCTATCAGTGAACCTATCAATGAACCGGTAAACCCCCCCTTAGTCCCCCCCACGACCTTTTCGGCCACGCCCAAAACCGCTGTGCCTCCGGCTGACCCATGGCGCGGCACACGCCTTCCCCCCGGCTGGAAGCTGCCGAGGGCGTGGGGGGAGTGGGCGATGGGGCAGGGCGTGCCGGAGGGCCGGGTCCGGGGGATGGGCGAATCCTTTGCCGACTACTGGCGAGCCGTGCCGGGGGAGAAGGGGCGAAAGTGCGACTGGGAGGCGACGTGGCGCAACTGGGTGCGGCGCGAGAACGAGCGGGCGCCTCCCGCCGCGAGGACGGGCGTCAGGCCCAGGAACGTGCAGCTTGAGGTCGAGGCAGCGAATGCCGCCGCGCTGAGGGAGGCGAAGAGGAAGTTTCGGGAAGAACTGGCCGCGAAGGCCGCGACGAACGAGGAGCAGCGAGCATGACGGATGGAGACTTCGACAGGTTCTCGGAAGGGCTGGCGGGCGTGATGGACGCCTACGGGAAGACGCTTTCGGACTTCACGATACGGCTCTGGTTCGACGTTCTGAAGCCCTACGGCCTGGAGGGCATCGCCTCCGCCTTCCGTCGGCACGTGTTCAGCCCGGACGTGGGCATGTTCCCGCCCAAGCCCGCGGACATCGTCCGGATGATGGGCGGCACTTCCGGGGACAACGCATCGAGGGCGTGGGCGAAGGTTGACCGCGCCGTGCGGCATGTGGGGACGTACCGCAGCGTCGTGTTCGACGACCCGCTGATCCACCGGGTGATCGCGGAGATGGGCGGCTGGACGGCGCTCGGGATGAAGCGCGATGACGAGTGGCCTTTCGTGGCGCGGGAATTCGAGAACCGGTACCGGGGCTACGCGATGCGCCAGGAGAGGCCGGACTACCCGCCATTCCTGCCGGGGATCATCGACGCGGAAAACGGGCTCCGTGGCTACGCGCAGGATCCGCCCATGCTCGTCGGGAACGCGGCGCTGGCCCGCGCGGTCATGGAGCGTGGGACGGACAGGCCGCTGGTGGGGTTCAGTCCGGCTGACGCGCCTGCAAGCGGCGGCATGAGGCTTTCGGCGTGAGCGCCGTCATCGCCCTTTCGATACCGGGCGAGCCGCAGGGCAAGGGAAGGCCGCGTTTTGCCCGCAGGGGAGCCAAGACGGCCTCCTGGACGCCTTTGAGGACGGCGAGGTACGAGGGCGAGGCCAGGGCGGCGGCCATCGCCGCGATGAAGGGGCGGCCTCCGATTGCGGGTGCCGTGTCCGTCGCGATCATGGCTTGCATGCCCATCCCGGCTTCATGGCCGAAGCGCAAGCGCTCGCTGGCGCTTGGGGGGGACGTGAGGCCCGCCGTCAAGCCGGACATCGACAACGTGGCCAAGGCCGTGCTGGACGCGATGTGCGGCGTCGTGTTCGAGGACGACCGCCAGGTGTGCAAAATTTTTGCCGAGAAGCTGTACTCGGAAAGCCCCCGCGTGGAGGTGGTTGTCTGTGGCTAGGAAAAAAATTGAAATAGACCTTGAAAAAGTTGAGGAGCTTGCTGGAAAAGGTCTTTCTGAGGAACAAATTGCACACTGTCTTGGTATTTCAGTTCCTACGTTAGAAAACAGAAAAAAAGATTCTTATGATTTTTTAAGTGCTATAAAAACTGGAAGATCAAAAGGAATAAAAGAAATAACGAACGCTCTTTTCAGTTCAGCCATGAATGGAAGCGTTGCTGCTCAGATTTTCTATCTAGCGAACAGAGACCGAGAGAACTGGCAGCATGTGAGCAAAATCGAGCACACGGGTAATGTCGGCAATTTTGTCGCGTGGCTACCGAGACCGGACGGAAGCACCGAGGAATGGGCAAAAGAAAACGGCTGCGGCGCTATTGAAATTGAGAAGACATAGCTCCGGTAACGGTCTGTGCATAACTCTGTTGATAAATTGTGCATAACTTCATAAAACCTATAAAATTCAGGCATGAACGTTATCTGGTCTCCTCAGCCCGGCCCGCAGACGGCCTTCCTCAAGTGCCCGGTGTTTGAGATCTTCTTTGGCGGAGCGCGAGGCGGCGGCAAGACCGAGGCGATGATCGGGGACTGGATTTCTCATTCTTTCCAGTATGGCGAAAAGTCCGAGGGGCTTTTTATAAGAAGAAAACTTGTTGAATTAAAAGAAGTCATTTCAAGGACTCATAAAATTTTTCCTAAGCTGGGCGCGAAATGGAAAGAGCAGGATAAAACGTGGGTCATGTCGAACGGCGCGATTTTGAGGTTCGCCTATCTCGAAAATGACCGCGACGCGCAGACTTATCAGGGCTACAACAACACACGGCTTTATATCGAGGAAGTCTGCAATTTCCCAAGCCCGGAACCGATCAACCTGCTTCGCGCAACCCTTCGCTCGAAGAGCGGCGTTCAGATAGGGATGCGGCTGACAGGCAACCCGAGCGGCCCCGGCATGTCGTGGGTCAAGGCGCGTTATATCGACCCTGCCAAAAATGGAATGGCTGTCATTTCTGAAATGATGGATATTGAAAATCCAGTCACAAAAGAAATCGAAAAAAGAAAAATTGACCGGATTTTTATCCCGTCGAAACTTTCGGATAACCCTCTTTTAATCAAAAACGACCCGGACTATATCCTTCGCCTGAAGCAGTCCGGCTCCGCGCAGCTTGTCCGTGCGTGGCTTGAGGGCGACTGGGAAGCGGTGGAGGGCGCTTATTTCGACGAGTGGGAAAAAGAGCGGCACGTCATCTCCGCTGAACTATTCAGGGACGCGGTGGCGCGGTTCGAGTCCGCCGGGGCGCGGTTCACGCGGTTCCGTGGCTTCGACTGGGGAAGCGCCAGACCGTTTGCCGTTGTATGGCTTGCGCTCCTTCCTTCCGACATGCGTCTCGACGACGGCAAGCTTATGCCTAAAGGCAGCCTCGTTGTGTACCGGGAATGGTACGGAGCGAAGGGCATCAACAAGGGGCTGGGCCTCACGCCGGAGGGCGTTGCGCAGGGGATATTCGAGCGCGAGCGCGGCGAGGCGGTTGATTACGGCGTCGCTGACCCGGCCATCTTCATCCGTAACGGCGGACCGTCCGTGGGCGAGACGATGGCGGTCAAGAGATGCGCGTGGCGGCGAGGCGACAACAAGCGTCTTCCGGGATGGCAGCAGGTTCGCTCGCGACTTCACGGCGTCGAGCGCGATGACGGCCAATTGATGCCGACGCTCTATGTGTGCGACACGTGCCCGGACCTCATCCGCACCTTCCCGCTGATGCAGAACGACCCCGGCAACCCGGAAGACCTTGACACGGACAGCGACGACCACCTGATGGACGCTTTGCGCTACGCCCTCATGTCCAGACCATCCTTAAGGGACGACGGTCGGGACAAACCGTTTATCAACCCGCGTGCGAACACGACGAACGGGATGACGTTCAGCCAGTACCTCGGGCTGGACAAGAACAACTTCAGAAAGGGAGCAAGGCATGGATGAGATGCTGGTGGCGACGAATCCCAATTATGGGTTCGTATCCGAAAATGAAGGCGGAGAGCCGAAGGACAAGGCGAAGGCGCTTCTCTCTGACATAGACGCTGCCATCCGGCGGGAGAAGAAGTGGCGCAAGCGGGCCGACGAGTGTTTCAAGCTCTACGAAGAAGACAAGATCGAGGGAACGCAGTACAACATATTCTATTCAAATACTGAAATCCTTCATCCGGCGCTCTATAACCGCCTGCCGCGCCCCATCGTTGAGCGACGATACAGGACGGATGACCCGGTGGCGATGAAGGCCGCAGAGCTTGCGCAGCGCTTTCTGGAATTCCAGATCGAGAATGGCCAGACGGGGTTTGCGCCAACGTTCGATGACTGCGCCGCCGACTGCATCCTTGACGCGATCGTGGTCGGGCGAGGTGTTGCGAGGGTCAAGTACAACGCAACTTTCGGGAACATCCAGCCGCCCGCCGCTCTGGCTCTTATGGAGGGTTCTGAGCAACCGGCAGAGGAAGTCAAGACAGACGAATACGTGACCTGCGAGCATGTTCCTTGGGACTGGTTCTGCCACGGGTACGCGAAAGCCTGGCATCAGGTGCCGTGGGTTGCCTTCATGCATAAGCTCACCCGTCAGGAGATGAAGGAAAAGTTCGGCGACGACGTCACGAAAGAATTCCAGGACGCCTACGGCGAGCCTTCAACGCCGCCGGACGGGGAAGTCGAGGGTCTGACCGAGACGCGTGAAAACATCCCGGAAACGGGGCTGTACGACGTTTGGGAAGTCTGGGAGCGAAGATCAAAGAAAGTCTTTTTCGTGAGCAGGGACTGCCCGCAGAAGATGCTGATGGAGTACGACGACCCGCTGGGCCTGAAGGACTTCTATCCGATGCCCGCGCCGCTGATGCTGTTCCGCCGCGTGTCCGGCCTGGAACCCGTATGCCTTTATTCCTTTTACAAGGACCAGGCCAGGCAGCTTGGCGAAATCACTGAGCGGCTTGAGAAGCTCACGGACAGCCTGCGCCTTCGCGGCTTCTACGATTCCAGCATCACGGGCATCGAGGACGTGCTGGCCGCAGGCGACAACGTGATGATACCGATACAGGACGTGGCCGTGCTCACGTCCGCGGGCGGCAACCTCGCCCAGTCCGTTCAGTACGTGCCCATCGAGATGGTGGTCGGCGTCATCAACCAGCTTTACGCGCAGCGCGACAGAATCCGCGCCGTCATCTACGAGCTGACGGGGCTGGCCGACATCATGCGCGGCGTGAGCACGGCATCCGAGACGCTCGGCGCGCAGCGCATCAAGGACGCCTGGGGCACGCAGCGTCTCAGGAAGAGCCAGCGGGCGGCGCAGAACTTCCTGCGGGACATCCTTCGCATCGAGGTCGAGCTTGCGTTCTCTTTCTTCGACACTTCGCGCCTCATGAAGATCACCGACATGCGCGTGCCGACACAGCAGGAGAAGATGGCCGCCATGCAGGGAATGATGCGGGAAGGGCAGGCTATACAGCAGCAGGCCGCGATGCTCGCCCAGCAGAATCCTGGACAGCCGCCGTCTAAAGAGCTTGAGCAGAAGGCGAAGGAGGTTGTCAGGCGGTACGAGGCTGTCAAGGACGAGCCGACCATCGAGGCCGTGATGTCGATGATGAAGGACGACGAGGCGAGGGGCTGGCGCATCGACATCGAGACCGGATCGACGCTCGACAACGACGTGGCCGAGGACAAGCAGGAACTTGCCGAGATGTTCAACGCGATGGCGCAGTTCCTGAACGGCATCAGCCCCTACGTATCAAGCGGCCTGATGAGCTTCGACGGAGCCAAGGCGCTCATGCTGGAGATGACGCGCCGATTCCGCTTCGGCAGGAAGGCGGAGGAAGCCTTGGGCGACATGTCCGAAGAGGGCATGAAGAAGGAAGAAGGGCAGAAGGAGACGCCTCAGGAGAAGGTGGCTGCGCTCCGCGCCCAGGCTGAGGCGCAGATCATTCAGATGAAGGCGCAGGCCGCGCAGCAGGAGCACGAATACAAGCTGAAGGAGCTGGCGCTGAAAAATGAGGAGCTGGCGCTGAAAAACGAAGCGCAGGCGGCCAGGACGCAGGGGCAGATGGCTGTGAGCCAGCAGCGTGTCGCCGGGCAGCTACGAGCCGAAGACGCCAAGCAGAAAACGGCAGCCGCGAAAGCCTTTGCGGCTTCGCAAGCGCCTTTCTTCAGGGGGTGAGAAGCGGAAATGCCTTTTTATCTTTTCAGGTGCAAGCCCTGCGGCGAAACGATGGACGTGTTTTCGAGGATGGCGGACGCCCACATGGAGCGCAGATGCCCGCGATGCGGTTACAGGCTGGAACGGGTTTATACGCCGCCGCATGTGGCAAATGACGGCGCTTACAGCTACGACTGCCCGATCACTGGAAGGCCGATTCGTGGAAAAAAAGAACACGAAGAGAACCTGAAGCGGAACGGATGCAGGGTTCTTGAAAGAGGCGAGGCAGCGCAGGCGGCGGAGCGAGCGAAAGCAGACAGGGATGCCAGCGACGCATTGGCGGACAAATGCGCGGATGAGGCGATGAGAAATCTATGCGCCATTCCTGCGAAGGATTACGAGGCCGTGGCTAACGTCATGGCCCATTCAACGATCTCAATTCAGAGAGGAACTGACGATGGACAGCAATGAACTGAACGATCAAGGCGGCGATGAGCTTGATGTGATGCAGGAATCCCTGGAATCTGAACTCTTCGGAGAAGAAGAAGGCAGTTCTGAAGATTTTATGCAACAGGCGGAACAGGTTGACGCGCCACAGGAGCGGGCTGCTGACCCGGCGCGGCATCAGGAGCATTCTGAAGAGGATGCCAGCAGGAAAGACGCCGCGCCCAATACATGGCGCGACGAGGCAAAGGGGTACTGGGAGAAGCTGCCGCCGCAGGTGAAGCAGGAGATACAAAAGCGCGAAGCCGACATCATGAACGGTATCGGGCAGTACAAGCAGTCCGCCGACATCGGCAACATGGTCATGAAGCAGTTCGAGCCGCACGCCAGGGCGTTCGCTGACCAGGGCATCGACCCGAGGAAATGGCTTGGCGACGCGCTTGCGCTCACGAACATGATGATGACCGGAACGAACGACCAGAAAGTACAGGTGCTGGAAAACCTTGCCCGCGCTTACCGCGTTCAGCCCCGTAACACGCCGACGGAATCCGAGAGCTTCGCGCAGTCATTGCAGGAACTGGCCGAAACGGACCCGGTGGCCGCCCGCGCGATGGCCCAGCTTGCCAAGCAGAACCATTATTTGCAGCAGCAGGTGATGCGGAACAGCCAGCATGCGAGATCAATGCAGATGGCTTCACAGGAGCGCGAAGAACAGGCTACACTACAGAAAGTGCAGCAGTTTGCCGCAGACCCGGCTCACCCGCACTTCAATGAGGTGGCGCAGGACGTGCTCAACCTCATCAGGTCAGGTGAGAGTGATTTGCAGAGCGCCTATGACAAGGCGGTCTGGTTGAATCCGAAGGTGCGGCAGACGATGATCAGCGAGCATCACCGCAAGCTGTCTTCCGATGCACAAAAGTCGCGCAACGCCACGGCAGTGAATGTCAATGCGAGCGCGAAGAGCGGATCGCCAAACTCCAGCGGCAGCACAGCCGGAAGAGCTTGGGACGATCCCGAATCGCTGTATGAGCTTTTTGACGAAGCCATGCGGGGATAAAGGGACTTGTCGCCAATCTTTTCATAAGGAGCATCCAAAATGGCATCCCCGAACGTCATATTCAACAACCTTGTGACGACCACCCTCAAAAACCGTTCCAAGGATATTGCGGACGACGTCACAAAGCACAACGCGCTGTACCGCCGCCTCTCCGAGCGACGCAACACACGAAAGCTCGATGGCGGCACGTCCATCGTCAAGGCGCTTGAGTACGCCGAGAACGGAACCTACCAGCGCTATAGCGGATACGATGTGCTGGACATCGGCGCGAGCGAAGTCCTTAGCGCGGCGGAATACCCGTGGCGCAACATCGCGCTGAACGTGGTGTCGAGCGGCGAGGAACTCCGCAAGAATTCCGGACAGAGCCGCGTCTACGACCTCGTGCGCCAGAAGATGCGAAACGCCATCAACACCTTCAAGAACCGCTTCTCCGAAGACCTTTATTCGGACGGCACCGCCGCGAACCAGATCAACGGCCTTCAGGCCATCATTTCCGATACGGGCGGCGGCATTCTCGGCGGCATCGACGCCGGGCAATGGGATTTCTGGAAGAACCAGGTGCAGTCCGCCGCCGCGCCCATCGGCGGAGGAGCTGCCGTCGCGCTCGACGCCGATCACATCGAGGGGCTGATGCGCGACCTCTGGATTGCCTGCACACGGGGCGGCGACACGCCAGACCTGATCGTGGCCTCGCCTGACCTGTACTCGCTCTTCGAGGAGTCGCAGGTGAGCATGAAGCGCTACACCTCCTCGCGCGACGCGAACGGCGGCTTTTCTGGCCTGAAGTACAAGAATGCTGACGTGGTGTGGGATACGGCGGACGTCATCCCGCCACAGCACATGTATTTCATCAACACGACCTATCTGGAGCTTGCCGTCCACCGCGACGCCAACCTGGCCGTTCAGGACGAGAAGGTACCCGTCAACCAGGATGCCGTCGTTGTTCCCGTCCTGTGGATGGGCAACCTGTGCTGTTCCAACCGCGCCCGCCAGGGCGTCCTGAAAGCGTAAGGAGTAAATATCATGAGCATGTGCATCCCGATGGCCGCGTCCACGGACAAGGGTCTGGTCACTTCCGAGCCGCTCTTCACGCCCGGCACCGTCAACGCGAATGACGCCGCGCAGAGCTTCGTCTATGGCTCCGCGGGCGCGGACCTGTCTGCGGCATCGACGGCGGCGCTTGACGCCTCTTTCGTGGCGACGGCGGGGGAAGGCTATGTGGCCGTTTCCGCTATGAAGCAAGGCGAGTACGGCTGGTTCAAGAAAGCGGCCAGCCCCTTCTGAGCGTGAGACTGACGCAATCCGCGCTCTGCAAGCCGCAATACAGGCTGGTTTGCGGGGCGCTTGCACTTTTGAGAGGCTGAGACATGCCCGCCATGATGATTCCTGTTGTGGGGATGACGACGAACTGGGTGAATCCTGACAGGCAGTTCGAGCCGGGTTCATCCAACTTCGACACCGGAAGAAACATCTGCGTCTACTGTGTGGCCGGAGAGTATCTTCCTGCTGGAACGCTAGTGAGCTTCAATTCGGAGCATGTGGCGCTCTTTGATTCGGATGGAAGCTGGATTGTCATCGAAAGCGCGCGAGCCGGGCAGTATCTTTGGGTCAGGAGCGCAACGAAGTTTGGCGACGCCTCCGGCGCGGCCTCGGGTTCGTCCGTTTTCTTCTCCAATATTCAAGGTCAGCCTACGGACAACGCGGCACTGGCCGAAGCCTTGGTCACGCTGCCTGAAAACACGCCGCTCGAAGCCTCAGACGGCACGGCGCTGATCGGGAAAGACGCCGCGAACATTGTGAATGTTGGCGGCGATGGAGGGAGCGTCGTGCTGCATGACGCCGCCTATCTCGGTTCGCAGGCGAGCGGCAACGCTTTGGTGACGCAAGGCTCCATCCAGACGCTGCGAGACGACGTGACGCAGATTCAGGGCCAGATCGAAAGCGTGTCGCAGCGGTTCAGCTTCAGCTTTTCTTCCGCTTCAGTCACTACTCCGGCAAGTCAGCTAACCGACTACATCGAGACGACATACGGCATTACGGTCTCGCCGGGCATGTCGGCCCACAACCAGGACGACGGGCATCTTTGGGTCTTCTACACGTCGACCGGATGGGAAGATGACGGTCTGGATACCGTCGGAATCGCGACCACGTCAAGCGTCGGCGTCGTGAAAGGAGGCGGGGACGTTTCGATTTCGCCGACGGGCGTGATGGGCGTGCCGGAACTGGCGACAGTCTCATCAGGTGTGGCCGCAAACCTGAATGAAATCAATTCGATCAAACAAGTGATACCGCTTGAATCGGACGCTTCCGGCGCGTATGCCCTGGCTTCTGCGAATCCGGGCAGATGGATACTGGTGACGGCATGAGCCTGATACGTGCCAACCCTGACATGGGCAGAACAGACATCGGCTATGGAATGGTCAAAAACACTTCTGGCGCGATGACGCCGATTCAGCGCGCCATTGCCGTAGATGAACCTGACCCGTACAAAGATGCCGTTCGGGTATGCATGGATGACGGGCGGGAAGAATACTATGTGAGAGGGGAAGTCTCCCCTCGTTATATGCGGGCAAGAAATGCCGCCGGAAGCTGGAAGGCCGCGAAACAGATTGAAGTTTCCAATGACAGAACATTCATATTGCCTGACGATAACGGGATGCTGCGGTTTGATGTCGGAGAGAGCTACACCATTGAACTGACGGTCAGGTTTAATGCTTTTGAAACCTATAATGTTCTGATGGGAAGCTCTGTTTCAAGCGGAGACAACCATGCTGAAATGTGGTGGTATTTATCTACGGCAAGCAAAAATGTCGTTATCAGGGATTGGGACGCGTCGACAGGCCATTATTTGACGGTCGGCAATTTTTCAGACGTCCAGCTGGACACCTGGTACGACATCGCCCTGTCTGTAGACCGTGCCAATAACAGGGCTTTTGTGCATATTGACGGCAAGTTTCTATCGGCCGCAACGTTTTCGCCCTCTTTAAGTTTAACGTCTGCCCAGCACAATTACGGGTCTGGAGGACATTTATTATTTGCTAGCGCTCAACACGGCGCAGGTTCTCAATGGAACATAGGTTCTTATAAAAATAACCCAAATGGTGGGGGAATGTCCGCAAAGAGGTTCCGTGTGACTGCCGCTTTGCGATACTCGGAAGGCGTAGATTACACGCCGCCTGTACGGTTTCTTCCATTCAGGCAGAGCCTGTTCAGGCGGGATTTCAATAACGCCGTCTTCCTGTTTGACGCGCAGGCAAGCCAGGGCGAATTCCGTGACCTGACCGGGCGGCACGCCATAAATGTGAATGGGAACGTCACGATTGACCCTGGTCTAGGCGCAACCAGCCCGATTGGGACGACGGATTATCTGACGGTGACGGATAATCTGGAAGATTTCGTTTTTAAGGACAGCACGCCTTTTGAAGTAGAAGCCATTTACCTTTGCGCTGACGCGGTTGATCAACCGGCGAGCGGAAATCGCGTATATGGTCTAAACATTTCGCCTGAAATGTGGAACGGAACGGACCTCTGGGGCGAAAACGCCGCAGAAACTCTTTTATGGCTGACCGCTGCGAATTCGGCACGTACTGGCGAATCGAACTTCCCGCAATCGATAGCAAGGTCGCAGCCGACTTATTACCTGGTTTCTTCTGAAATTGCAGCAATGTCGGCCTGGAACCAGATAGACGGCGTCGTTTGGGGAAAAATGTGGGTAAGAATATCGTGGGTCTATGACGGAATCGCGCTTCGGTCTTATGTGAATGGACAGCGCATTGCAAACGGCGCTTCTATTGACAAAGCCATTCTCGCAAATACCGTAAACGGCCTGTTTATAGGCAGGCCACCGGCGGGCCTGAATGATGTTGTAAATGTTCATTTGCGCTATTTGCGCATCATGAAAGGCGCAATGCCGGATGCCGTAAAAAACAATCCAGATAACGTCATTCCAAGCTCAAACGGGTTTGACCTGAACGAAGGCTCTTTATGACTGGAGAAATCGAATGCAAATCAAGTTCTTCCTGAAATCGGTCGAAGACCGCGCAAAGAGCATCGAGCATGGCCGCTACATGGCCAAGGATGTTGAATTCGTCAAAGTTTTCGGCGACGACAACAAGAACTGCATCGAGGTGCCCTATTCGGAGTACGTTTCAAACATTCGGCAAAAGGCGCAGAAAGGGATGCGTTTTTCAGACCGGCACACGTTTGACGACGTGCTCATGCAGGTCGAGAAGAAGCATGAGGCGTGGCGAAAGGGCATTGCCATCCCTGAATTCGGCACGTCCGTCAGGGCGTGGGGATTTCTCTCGCCCGCTCAGACGGAGAACGTCATCAACGCGGGAATCCTCACGGTGGAAGAGCTGGCGGACGCGAACGAGAACGCCATGTCCCGCATCGGAATGGGCGCACGCGAGCTTGTGAAGAAAGCGAAGGCTTGGCTCGAAGGCGCGAACGCGCAGGAGCGTATACAGGAGATCGAGGGAAAGCTTGCGGCGCTCGCCTCCGAAAACGCCGCCCTGAAGCTGGAGATCGCCCGGCTGAAAGAGAAGAAGCCCGCCTCTCGCGCAAAGAAGCAGGAAGTCGACGCGCCGCGGGCCACGTAACGGGAGATTGAAGAATGGACGCGCTCGGGCTGATCAACCAATTCTGCGACAGGTCGGGATTGCCCAACATCGAGGGCATCGCCGGACAGGTGAGCCAGCAGTCGCGACATATCCGAAGCCTCCTCTATGAGGTGCTCGATTCGATAAGCTCGACGCCCGGATTTGAGCAGCGGCGCTTGCAGGCGAAGTGGAGCGGCGTCCCGCGCGACTCGCAGGGAAAGCTCTCGGCTCTTGCGCCCGGCTACACGTCGATGGTTCCAGGCACTTTCTGGGACAGGAGCGACCGCCGCCCGGTCAACGGGCCGATAGCTCCAGCGGATTGGCAAGCTATTCAGGCGCTTCCCTTCGTGGGGCCTTATTACCAGTACATCATCCGGGGCGGCGAGCTGCTGATCGCTCCGAAGATGATCGAAGGCCACGTGCTCGCGTTCGAGTACTACACGGACGCGCTGTGCTTGGGCGCGGACGGCGTGCCCAAGGTGTGGCCTGACCAGAATGACGACACTTTCCTCATGCCAGACCGCCTGCTCATCGCGGGGCTGCGCTGGAAATGGAAGTACGAAAAGGGGCTGGAGTATGCGGAGGATTTCAGGCTCTACCAGCAGCTTCTCATGAACGAGCTGGCCACGTCCGGCACGAAGCCCGCTGTGGACTTGGCGCATGGCGGGCGCTTGATGAAACCCGGCATCTTCGTGCCAGGCGGGAACTGGCCTGTCTCAAGCGCTACCGGCGCGGGAGGGTGAAACATGGTCGGCCTTGCGCAGCCCGCGATGCCAAGATCGAGCCGGGGGACGCAGTACTCAGCGCCCTTCGTGATGCCCGCGCCCATCGGCGGCCTCAACACGAAAGACCCGCTGGCCGCGATGGATATTTCCTATGCGTCCTATCTTGAGAACATCTGGCCGATGCAGGCCGAGGTCGAGGTTCGTAAAGGCTACAAGAGCCTGATCGAGACGAAGCTGCCTTTCGACATCACGGAATTGATGACGTACAACTCGTCCATCATCGGCTCTTCCATTGGGGCCATGTTCGGCGTGTCCGGCGGCCATATTTACGACCTGACGAACCCGTCCTCTCCGGTGTCCGTCTATTCTGGCCTCTCCGGCGCGAAGTTCGACGAGACGCTGTTCTCAACGGAAGGCGGAGACTACCTTGTCGCGCTCTCCGGCGCGGATCCGCTCATGCTCTACGACGGCTTGTCCTGGCAGCCCGTCACGGGCACGTCGACGCCGCTGGCGATTACGGGCGTCGACACGGCCACGCTTATCCAGTCGACGAACTACCGCGAGCGCCTCTGGTTCACGCAGAAGGGGACGATGAACCTTTGGTATCTGCCTTCAGGCACGATTGCCGGAGCGGTGAAGCAGTTCGACATGTCGAGCGTTTTCACGCGCGGCGGCTCGATTGCCTTCACGGCGGTCTGGACGGCGGAGACCGGGAACAACCTCGGCAGCATGTTCGTCGTGATGACGACGGAAGGCGAGATCGCCATCTACCAAGGTTCCAATCCGGATGAGGCTGAAGATTTCGGCATGGTCGCGCGGTTCTACCTTGCCGCGCCCATAGAGGCTTGCCACTGCGAATACGGCACCGACCTGCTGATCCTCACGGAAAGCGGCATTTTCTCGCTTACGAAAGTGATGCGAAACGCCACGATCAACCTGAGCACAAACGAGGTCGGCATCGCGGACGTGTATGCCCCGGCTGTGCTCACCGACAAGATCACGCCAAATATCCTGCGCGTCGTCGCGAGCTACAAGACGAATTCGGGATGGCAGCTTGTCTACCTGCCGAAGGAGCAGATGATATTGCTGAACGTTCCGGTCGCCTCGGGCGAGACGACCGTCCAGTACGTACTGAACACGCTGACGGGCGCATGGACGTATTTCACCGGAATCAACAGCAATTCCTGGGTCACGTTCAACGAGAACACGTACTTTTCGTACAAAGGCCAGATGAATATCGCGTTCGACGCGAACGACGACAACGGAAACGAGATCATCGCCTACTGCCGGACGGCCTTCACGTCCATGAAGACGGCGACGCAGAAGCACGTGAAGCTCATACGCCCGCTGATCGTGACGTCAGGCAAGTTCTACATGACCTGGCAGGTCGAGTGCGATTTCAAGACGGAGCCGCTCCGTCAGTTCAGCGAAAAGTTCAACGACCCGACAGGCGGCGTGGCCGTCGGCGGCGACAGGTGGGACATCTCGATATGGGACGAAGCCGTATGGGGCGGCTCGGGCCTCTTCGAGTTCAGCGAAACGTTCGACCAGTGGCTACAGTGCTCCAGCCCGCGCGGCGTCTATATTTCGCTGCGCCTCGGCTTCTCAAGCAACCGCTCGATAAGCTGGCAGGCAACGGAGATCGTGTTGCAGGCGGGCGGAATCGTCTGACAAGTTGCGCCATCCGCCCGTTCATGTAAGAATAGTCGCGTTATTCCATCCGGGAACAGTGCCCAGCAGGGCATTTCGGGCTTCTCCGACCCGGCAAGTCGGCCTCCACAGGCAGAAAAAAGTCTTTTTTCTGGAGGCTGCGCTATCCCATGAGCAGGATCATATTCGGCGCTGAACCCGCCCGCGTCGTCTGCGAGCGCCTCGGCGTCGACTGCTGGCCGATGTTCAAGCCCGACGGCACGCCGACCAAAACAGGATTCGCCAAGCTCGACGGCGACGGAAAGATCGTCTGCGGCGTGGCCTTCGAGAGCTACACGGGAGAAGGCGGCTCCGTCACCATCCACAACTACTGCGGAAAGAACCACATGATGACGCGGGACTGGATTCTGGCCGTGCTCGACTTCGCGTTCAACATCCTGAAAGTGAACAGGCTCTACGGATGCGTGAAATCCACGAACGCGGCGGCGCTCGCCTTCAATGACAAGTTCGGCGCGAAGCGCTGCGCCGTGCTCGAAGGCTATTACGGCGACGCAGACCGGGTCATTTTCGTGAATGAGAAAAGCGCGTGCCGCTGGCTTAAAGCGGCGTCTGCCAAAAAGCTGGAAGCGCTCCGGCAGCGCATCAGGAACGACTGCGAGCACATGGCGAACCTTCGCAAAGCGCCGCTCGACGCGCCAGTCGAAGCGTTTCCGCTCGAATTCAGGGAGGCCGCGTAAATGGCCGACAGAAAAGACCAGGCAGCCGCGTCAAGCATCCTCGGGATGATCGGCGGCATCATCGGCGGCTCGATGGGAGGCCCCGCGGGGGCGTTGGTGAG